GATGGTTCACTTGCTATTCAGGCAAGCGTTACCCCTGTGCGTGTTGTTTGCCAGAACACTCTCAACATGGCTGTTGGCAGCAATGGCAAGCGTGCAAAGCAATCCTTCCGTATCCGTCACACTCAGACGGTGCATGGCAAGGTGCAGGCAGCACGCGAGGCACTTGGACTCGCCAATCAGTATCTTGATGAGTTCGATAAGGCTGCTGCTGAAATGATTGCAAAGGAAATCAACGATAAGACTTTCTTTGATATCATCACTGCCGTCTACCCCAAGCCTGAGCAGGATGCTAAGGGTTCATTCACCAAGTGGGAGAACAAGATTGACGTTCTCAACGATATCTACAATGGCCCTACCTGCGTAAACATCAAGGGTACTGCGTGGGGTGCATACAACGCACTTACCGAACGCCTTGATTGGTATCGCAATCCTCGCGGTGGTAATGCAGAGTCTGTCCTTGCTGCTGCTAGTGGCTTCGATGTTGCTACTACTTCTGCAAAGAACAACATCTTGCATACTGTCAAGACGGTTGCCTTCGCATAACCGATAGTCCTGGGCATGACAATAAACTGCCCATCTTGGCCCTGTAGAGCAGCGGAGTGCTCATCACCCTGTCAAGGTGAAGGTCGTGGGTTCAAATCCCATCAGGGTCGCCAAGCGGGGCGCGAAGCTTATCCCTTATTTACGAACGCGCCCCCCAATCCCCATATTTACGAACATCAAAATATATTCCCGAAACACTTGACAAATGATCTATCTGCGACTAGGATTCCTCTATATCTACTAGTGAAAGGTATGTCATGGAAACATTTTTCCCTACTTCTACCCCTGCTACCATCAAAGAGATGCAGGACAAGATTGATGAGATGACCAATTCACTCTCTATCTCTGAGAATCAGAAGGCTGCTTTCTACCGCCAAATGACTGAGATGAGAGATCAAATTAGTTCGGTTAAGCGTTATATTACTAATCTTTATTCCATGTATGGTGAGATTGATGAAGATATCAAAGAGATTGCTGAATTGCTTGAGATCGAACTTACTCGCCGTGTTGAGGGTACTGCAACTATTGACATTTCGTTCTCATTCGATGCCCCCCTTGATTTTGACATTGACGACTTTGAGTTGTCTGTTGATGTGACTGAGGATTCCATTGAGGCCACCAACTTTGATTGGAACGAAGATAATGTCAGCATTCAGTGTGAGGAGGTATAAAATGACTACCTATGAAATTCACGTTAGTAACATCACTATGTTTGTTGAGGCAGATAACGAGGCCGATGCACTAACAAATGCAGAACAGTTACTCATGGAAACTGTTTGGGACTATGGAAGCATTGAGGTGGCGTGATGCAATATCATTTTATGTTGATGTATGACGATGGAACTAAGTCATGGTCTGTCGATTGGGAAACTCTCCATAGCGTCATGACTGATGGAACTATCTATGACAAGAATGTGTTCCCAGGTTGGCATTGGCCCGAGGAGAATAGCGAAGAAGCAGCACTTGACTGGGAGTTGTATCAGACGCTACAATCCATCGTTAGCACCATTCCCATTCCACAGGAGGCATAATGAGTAACGGCAGAGTCCTAGAATATGAAGGTGAGATGTATGTCTCAATGGAAGATTATCTTAATATGATGATTGACAAACTTGATAGTCTTGGATTAGAGTTAGATGTTTACATGGATGACTTTACCCCCCAGGAATATCAGACTAATGTGGACTTCATCAAGGGTTTTACTGCTGCTACCCGAATGCTAGCACTTGATCTTTCATCCTTGACACAAGACCCTAATCGTAGTAGATTCTTCCAGGCATTAGCAATGCAATGCGACAAGATTGGGGAAGCCAAATGACAACTAAACTTGATATTGTCAATTCATACAAGGTGACATTTGTATTTGATTACACAATTATCTCTACCACCGTTTTTGCCATGCATGAGGATGCTTGTGAGGCAATGGCAATAGACCTTATCAAGTCTGATACTGGTATGCCTGAAGATGTTTTTGAGGATGCTCAGGATGTAATGATCGAACTTCTAGATGAGGACGTATTGTGAGAGAACTAATCAAACTATATGAAATAGATTGGGGAGCACAGCCTTTCTATTGGGATGTGTATGATTCTCAAGATAATTTCTTGAGAGTAGTTGAGGAAGATGAGTTGGAAGAATACCTTGACACCTTGCGTGCTCGTGGTGTAGACTTCATCCTCTACACACAAGATTGGTATGAATATAATCTAGCATTGGGAGGCGCAGTATCATGAGCAACTATCTTACCTACCGTCCTAGCAAGCGCCCGTCTGTCAAGCAAGTTTCTAATTGGGATAATCTCTATGAGAATTCTGCAATTGACTGGTGTAATCGTTCTATTTCTGTCAAGGTAGAAAATGGATATCCATTCCCAGATTTCTACCGTGTGACCTACACCATTGACGGTATGAAGAAGTCTCAGTTATTCTATGGTGAAACTGCATGGAACGACACAGAGCGTTTCGTCTATGACCTTGGCTTCCGAGATGTGTTAGGTATGCTATAAATTAAGCATGGGCGCAGCGGCTGGCTGGTGGTCAGAAGTAAGCTTATATCTTACTTAGAGCAGAGTTCAATCCTCTGGCTGCGTACTTGACAACTCAATAGTGGCATGGTAGAGTACCCCTATCAACTAATGGATGGAGTGGTTATGCCTAACTGGGTCTACAATTCATTGCATTGTCATGGTAGCAAGGAAGACCTTGACAAGTTGCAAGATTTCTTGCGTATGGAAATTAGGATCAACAAGTGGGATAAAGAAACAAAGACTGACTACTATGAGATTGAGCCTGTAGACTTTACCTACATGGCTATTCGTAATCCTTTTCTTCCCCCCTACAATGTGAGTGAAGAGGAATACTATGGAACTAATGGGTTTGTCAATGGTAAAGAAGTTGGCAATACCCAGGGTAACTGGTACAACTGGAACAGCCGTAATTGGGGTGTCAAGTGGGACGCATGTCGTGAGACTGTAGAGCGTCAAGATGAATTACTATCTTATCACTTTGAGTCACCTTGGGGGCCACCGTTGGTAGACATGATGCTGGAACTGTCCGAGAAATTCCCCACCATTGCATTCACTCATCGCTATGATGAAGAGCAGGGCTGGGGTGGAGAATATGAATTTCAGAATGGTGAAACATCTGAACTCAGCGAATGGGATATTCCAACAAGCCATGAAGATCATATGGCACTAGATCAAAGTTGTTCGTGTGAAATATGGTCTGATGACCCTGATATGTGGTATGATGACTGTCCTGCAAAGATTGAGCACGATGCTAAGGAGTTGGCAAATGCCTAATTATCTTGTAACATATCGGGTATGGTCTGACTTTCAGACTGTAATCGAAGCAGACTCTCCCGAGGATGCAGAGCAAATGCTTATCAACGATGGGGTTGATGATAGAGATCAGGATTTTGTAATGTCTGATCTTGACTATGACAATATCGACATAGCGGAGGTGGAGTAATGGGAGACAGGGCAAATTTTGGATTCCGTCAGGGTAATGGTGATACCATCTTTCTGTATGGACATTGGGCAGGCTATGGAATGATGGCCCGTCTAGCACAGGCAATTGAGGTGGCTCGCCCACGTTGGCGTGATGAGTCATATGCAACACGAATTGCTATTTCTAATCTCATTGGAGATGAGTGGGATCAGGAATACAGTTGGGGCATCTCTACTTATATTGGAGATAATGAGCATTCTGTTCCTGTTGTCGAATGGTGTACCGAAAGGGTTATTCTATACCCCCATGATTGGTCTACGGGGGTAGACTTTGATAATCCTAAGTTTGTCATGGACTTTGACAACTTCCTAGCGAAGTTTGCAAAAGACTTGACATATGCATAACAAAGCACTACAATTATCCCGTAAGTAATTACCTACAAAGGAGAAACAAATGGCAAAGATCAAGAAGTATTCGTACCTTGAGCAGTGGAATACCCGCTTTGGTACTCAGGAGCGTGTCGTGATCCGCGATGCAAATGGCAAGTTCGTTGATTCGGTCAATCTGACCTCATTGCGGAAGGCTCCGACCGTAGCCTCTCGTTAGTACACCTTTCCTGTTGGAGGGGGCTGGCACTTGATTGTGTCAGCCCCTTGGTGTATCATTACTAGCGGAGGTGGGTCTATGGTATGGACTAATAGCAGGTCATTTGCAGACAAACTAATAAAGATATTCTCAGATAATCAAGTGCTACCTAGTGAATGGAAATATGCGATACCGTTGTTTATTGCTCAATCACCATTGCCTGTGGTGATAAATGCAAAGAATTTTGCAGACGGTATGCAGCACAATATCGAACTCTACGGAGTAGATATTCCACCACAGAAACTAGCACAAGAACCATACAGCAAAGATTATCTGCTAGACTAACTGGTAGGGTGCCCCCCGTAGTGTATGGGCTGCGGGGGTCACTCCCAACAAAGGGGATGGGAAATGACAAAGGTAATCGCAAAGGGTAATGCAGGGGTAACAATAGAAATTGGCCCAATAGATATAGATATGCTCAAGAAGCAAGCCAACATGATTGCAGACCTTACTATTCTCAATGAAGATACACATATTCTTTGGGGAGTTGTAGAAATGCTCAATGACATAATAGATGAGGTGGGATAGGGGGCGCGTACCACATATCGGACATATTACGAAGAGCTATAAAAAATCCCGAAATATTGAAATGCGCCTCATAATATAAAAAGGTATTACGAACGCTCTTGAAAAAATCGTGGAACTTTGCTAGAATATGCCAGGGAGGAATATATGAGGTATCCAGACGATAGAGGAAATGATATTATTACTACGTTTATAGGTGGGAGTATTCTTCTCTTTACCCTGGGTATTACGATGGTGCTTGTTTTTTCCTGGATTACATCATGACTTGTATAGTAGCTATATCAGATGGTAATAAGGTATATATAGGGGGAGAAAGAGGACACTCTGATTCCCATACCCTGGTTTCTTCTACACAACCAAAGGTATTTGAAGTAGGCTCATATCTTATTGGATATGCTGGTAATAGTGGTATAGGTCAATCTGTTGTATATAATTTTGAATTCCCCCCGCTTGGCAAGACTTCTAAGATAGATAAGCATATGCTCACGGTATTTATACCAGCTCTAAGACAATTCTTTATAGATAATAATATAAAGCTTCCAGATAATGATGATGATAGTGCATCATTTATTGTAGGAATAAAGGGCAGGGTATACGAAGTAGACCTCTCTGACTTCCAATGTACAGAATATAATGAAGTATGTATAGGATCAGGATCAGGGTATGCATATGGATCTCTCTATAGTAATAAAGATAATAAACCCTTTGATAGAATAAGGCAGGCATTAAATGCAGCTATTCATTATTCCCCCAGCTGCCAGGGGCCAATAGATTATCTAGAAAAATAATTCATTTTGTATGCATTTTCTTGCATTTTTCCTATGTTTTTACATGCATTTGATGCAGTTTGATGCAGTTTGAAAAATGATTACGAGGATAGTTAATCATCCACTTTCACCCATATCCCTCCATTTTTAACCACTCAATATCGATATATACAACAATAACACCTTTAACCATATTTCGTTATCATTTCTTTATAATTCGTTATATATTATTTAAGAATATATGTATCTTTAAGAATATTTATAGCTTTAATAATGTTTATTCTTCAATATAATCAGAGAGCTATCTTCTGTATCTTCTGTATATGTTATATAGGGGTTATCTGTGTATTGTATAGTAGAAGGGTTATAGAGATATGACTTTCTTTCTACCCCGTGGGTTTGTGCATGAGCAACTATTTTATCTTGTATATAGTCTAATATGTCTTGGTGGTTATCAAACTGAGTCCATACTGTTTTTTCAATATGCAAAGACCACTCACAATCAGGACAGTAATAATCTTCTATTTCTGTATAATCACGCATCAAAATTCTCAATCATATAAATAATATCACCATATACGCTAGCTAATTCAGGATGTTCTATTCTATCAAATAGTTCTTGCATTCTACTAAGAACAGATATAAGAGAGGTTTTATATTCCTCTACCCCTGAGTTTTCCATAGTGCCTGTGTCAGGCATAGGGGGAATGGGGGTACTGTTTTGCGCCGAATTTAAAACCTCAAAATCCATGCCACAGTTCCAGCATCTAGTCATGATAGTTCCTTTAGTTTATCTATAGCTGCTGACCATCCATCATGATAACCTTCTTCGTATGTCTTGCTACCCTTGCCCTTTTCTTTATAGTGATCTTTTACAACTGATATAAGATTACAATAGGCACAATTCTTAGGTTCTATTAGATGTGGATTAGGACTTGGACATAATCCATCATGACCTTTCATTATCTACCTCACTTTTACTGAACTTACTCCTTAGCAGTTCCTTGTCTGCATCTGATAGATCAAAGTCATCGCTATTTAGGCATTCATTGATCAATTCCCATACCCCACGATTTCTATCGAAACCTCCCATATTTCCAAATATCTCTCCACTGACATTATCTTTATAAGAAAAGATATATTCAGCAATGTTATCAGGAGAAGTAAAGATGTTACCAATAACCATTTCACCAATCTGAGATGAATGATCCTCTTCTCCAAAAGGTACAAGATCAATTTTAATCCTCAGCATCGTACTTCCTCTCTATGCAATCATCACAAATGTATATAGACCATTCTCCCGCATATCCGCATGACATGCAATCATTTGTGTAAAATTTTTCTGCTTCTTTGTACCCTCGCTCATGAGCGGCACGAATAAGATCACATTGACAAAGTTTTTCACAAATCCATTCATGTCCATAGTCATCTGGTTCACAGGTACAAGGAATATTTGGACACAATGGGTCGTGGATCATAACCTATCCTTATAAATAATATCAATAGTATCTAGACAATCAATACAGGCAATACCATCATTTCTGAAATAAGAACATGTATTTCTAACCTCTTCTGCAATGACGGTACGCCAATAGGACTCTGTTTCTTTACGACGAGCATCAACCATTGTGTCCAATAAATATCCTAACTGTGCATCTATATAAGGATTACGAAAAATATTAAGTCTACTCATCTATAATCTCCACATCATATCCCTCTTCTCTGTATACATGATATGCAGTACTAATATATGCTAATTGACCAGATCCTACCATTTTGCCAGAGAGGTATACGTCATACATACGACCACGCTTAACTAGATAACACTTATCCATTAGTCCCATAGTTCTGTAAAATGTTCGGACAACCATTGTAATGCAGCTTTGATATCATCATTAAGTACGCCACCAAATTCTTCTTGCCAGCTTTCATTAAGTGCTAAACCATTTTTATGGTATTCTGCAAATATAGAGGAATAAAAAGCATAGTCAGCATCTCTGCGATCAGCCATATCATATATCTCTTCACAGTTTGGATCATCTTCAGATGCATATTTTGTAGGAACGCCCATGCTGTTATTCATATACCATTGCAGAACTCCCACAAATATCCCTGCAAGATAATTATCTGCATTCCACATATCTCTATCGCTGTACCCACGCCTAGCACGTTGATACCACCACTTTGGATAATAAATACTACGCATAATCAGTTTATATGAGCGCTTTATGCGTAGATTAATATTCATCATAATAATCCATGAGCATACGAAAACCTTCAGGATCACCAATCTCCCCATGCCCTTGGCAATAATCTGTAGGGTCTAAACATACAGGACAAATATCACTAGGAATGTAATCCATCTCTATCCTCAATCAATTCTTCATCTACATATTCTGGAATATAGTCTCCTGCTGCACGATGTTCTGCTACATGAGCAATCATCTTATCATAATCATACCCTGCAATAAAGTTATCGTTGATCTCAAAGGCATCTGGAAAAAGTGGAAATGGTTGGGTCATTCTTAAAGGCATTAATGAACATACACAGCAAGTTAGTCCAGTCTCAAAATCATCATAAATATATGCATCTGAATCTATAAATCTACAGTAAGCCATTATTTTTCCAGTGCCTTTCTTAGTTCTTTAATTTCTTTAATTAGCACCATCGTAGCATAATAGTTTGCTCTATCCATAAAACCTATAGAAGCAAAGTGTTCAGCCTTTTCTTCATCAGTTTGTTGAATTCTCATTAGCCAAAACCTTGCGTCCCACTGTTCCAGCACCAATGGCAATTGCTTCAGCCTGTGTAACAAAAGCACAAACAATATCTTCAGGATGGACTAGCTCGTCCTTCTTAAAATGGTTTGTTTGCTCTAGTGACTGAATAACTAGATCTGCAAATTCTCTAGTTGTCATATACCAAGCTGGTGGTTCCCAAGTCACTTAGACTCCTTCATGTCCTGAAACTTCTGCTCAAAGTAATCGTCAATTCCATCCATCATATTTCCTCCAATGTCGTTGTTAGGTATAAGTGTATCGGAATTCCATGAACCTGTCAATACCTTTCTTTCACTTAATAGTGAAACTAACCGTGGCTTGAAATCATATCTATCATATGCCCCCCTACCTAAATTGGCAAATCGGGTACATAAAACTATATTATCTTTGTGATAACCACGAGATGAGTCTAGCCTATCCACTGATGGAGCAAATGGTGACCTACTTATTGCTAGGTCTAGAAGACTCATCTTTATATCTAGCCAATAACAAAGACCCTTTTGTGTTTCCCATTGTTCTTTTAGATCATCAAGAACAATGTCTATTTCATGTCTACTTGTTGATTGATTACCTTTACGAATACGACCAGAGAGTTTTGGATTAGTTTCTGTTCTCATGCCAGCAGCCCCACCATAACTAGACATGTTGACATTCTTCCAAAGAATCTTCCAATACTTATCTTCGTTATCCATAATTACCTTGTTGTTTTACAAACCTGTAGCCTATATTGTTTAAGTCCCATGCGATAGCACTTGTTATAAGCTTCTGCATATCGTGCCTCTGCTGATTCTCCAGCCTTTCCTCCAGAACCCTTACGAATAGCATCCATAGCAGACGCTAGATCTCTTAGAGCACGTTCATCATCTTCTGTATATTCACTCTTAGACTTCAATTAGATTCTCCATTTCTAGGTTGTAGTATAGCGTATGTGTCGGCCAAAAATAATTACAATTGTCACAGCATGATATGAAATTCTCATTCTGAAACTGTGCATAGTATTCTGGATCTTTACGGTAAAGATTGTTACGATGAGATTGATGAATCCTATCGTCACCCCACCATGAAGGCATTACGATATTATCTCCACGATCCCAATTCCAATAATACATTTCTTGAAGAGCATCCCAGTTTTTTTGCGTACTGATACCACGATCATCACACTCTTGTTTAATAGCAATTAGATATTCAAAGAGTGCATTATCATAGCCTTTCCACATAAGTACCGCTGGATGACGAACCCAACCACCTTTAGTACGACCAGATGAGAGAATACTATATATTTGCCTTCCCTCTAGGAGTTGCTTATTAAGCCGCCTGGAGTCAAGTACGGCAGCGGAGTCTTGAAAATTATCAAAAGGTACAAAAGTTTGCATGTTAATAGCTTTCTATTAAGTCCAACGGTGTTGGAGCGGTTAGCTTAGTATGACAGTAAGCACACTCACAGTCAAGTAGGTACGATGTTATTTCATAGTTTTCATCAAATTGAACCTGAACTGTAAACAAATCAGATCCACAATTGATACAAGCTCTTGTTGGTATTCCTCTACAATCTAACATTTTGCTCCTTAAATGACTAATTCACTCCCCAATTGTATATTAGGAAGTGAATAAAGTCAATATTTATCGACCTAAATGGCGAGCAAATATTGCGTCTATTTCAGCAAGATCGTTTGGTCCAATAGCCTTGGCACGCATACGATCCCACTCACGATAAACCTTTTCTGTCTCGCTTATGGTTGAGATTGTGAAAAAGTTCTCAAGGGCACGCTTAAATGTCCTCATAAATCCTCCTTGTGGGTTGTGGAATATTTTAATTATATCAGCATTTTGTTTATTGATCAAACAAATCATTTGTGATCATCATCATATGGCGAAATGGTGTATAATTTTTCTATGGCAAAATCACTAAATGGATGGTCTGTAATTATGACAGCAGCAGACCCAAGACTACGAACTATTAAAATTCCTGGAACAAAGAGAACAATTCGTGCTCGTCGTGCGGTGGCACCAGTTCTTGCAGCATTTCTTTCTGATTGGAATGAAGAAATGCCTTCTAGACTAAAGCTTAATACAGGCCCAGTAGATGGGTGGGTATTTAGAAAATCTCGTTTTGTAAATAAATATTCAAATCATGCATCTGGAACAGCAGTAGACCTTCGTTATGATATTCTCAAGCCAGATGGTAAGCCACACATGAATCAAACTGAAAAGAAGATTCTTAATAAGATTCTTGATCGCTATAAGACAGCAGATGGACATAGAATATTTGCTAATGGTGAATGGTGGAATACCCCTGATGGTATGCATACAGAGCTTTCTCAGTCATGGGATCGTGGAGCAAAGAGAAATACCACATTTAAAGATGTAAAAGAAGTTCAAAGGCTTCTTGGTATTGACAAGAATGGTAATAGAACTAAATAGTTCTTTTAGGAATTTTTCTATTCTCTACTGGTACTAGTTGTCCTTTATGTTGAGACTGAATATCTTTTCTTACCCAAGTCATTCCATAAGTTTCTTCTAGATTATTTACACCTTCACGACGCTTTAACCTTTCTGCCATTGACTGAAATGTTGGATCATCGCTAAGGTTAAGATATGCATTATGACTCCATACTAGATCATAAAATGCTGGTGAATTAACCAGTAGCATACCAGCAGTTGTCCAATGTTCTTCTACTCGTGGATTCTTATTTATAACCTTACCATGTAATCCATATGCAGGAACATCTACGCCAACGAGTTGCCTATCAATTTCTAGTAGCTTAGATACTATTTCTTTAGATAGCGTTGTATCAGAATCAACATAAAGAACTGATTCATAATTTGCTATTCCATGTTGCGGAGTTTGTTCTCCCCAATGATGACCAGACATTACCCTTTGTCTTTGTGCAAATTCACGAATAAGATTTCTTCCCATTTCAATTCTTATCCATCTATTTGATGAAGTTACTTGCTCTTCATAATCATTAATACTATATGTCCAGTATTTTCCATTTACTTCATTTAGGGCATCTATTACATGATTAAATGGTTCAAGTCCACGATGATCTAATTCTAGTGCTGCAAAAAATGTGGCATTGTTGAAGGTATTCATAATGTCAATTCTATTTTCAAGCCATACCATATCTTCTTTTCTATCACATTTCCAGCCAACCAGTGGGGTTCCAATAACAATGTGCCTATTATAATCAACTTCTTTAAACATAATTCCTCACATAGTCTGAACATATACCTGCAACACCTGAAAAGTTAGTAATGTTATCCCATTCTGGCATTACACTTATAAAGTCTTTTCCTATTACACTAGATCCTGGATAACCCCAAACATAACCAGAGCTTGTTAGCGTATATTCATCTGATACATGAAAAAAACAATGTATCTCTAAATATAAACAAGTCTCAAGTGCCTTACCATTCTTACAATGAATCCATAAATAGTTTTTTCTATCTAATAGGTAGTCCTTATTAATAAGATATTCGAGATTATCGTGTCCTAAATATAATTTATTTTTTTCTACCCAAAGATCTATTTCAACATCGAACGATGACTCAATTGCAGCATCAATATATTCTGGGCTATTTTCTTTTTCTGATATTGTACCGTTAGTATTACCACGATGAGCAATAAGAATCATTTTTCTACCTGAATCCAAATCCAATTCCTGTGGTTGTCTCCTGGGCCTGTTGGTCGTATATCAGACTTATAATTCTTATAACCAATCTCTTTCAAATGCTTTTTAACATCATCCTCATTAGTAATACTAACATCAGCATGTCCATTTGTTGTTGTTGCCTCATACACATTATCAAAGTATCCAGCAGTTGGAATTCCTTCCTTACCACCATACCCCATCTGGAAACACAAATGTCCACCAGGCTTAAGAACACGATATATATCCTTAATGATAGAATCTCTAATCTCATAGACACATATATGCTGAAAACAAATAACTGCAAACACAACATCATATGATTCTGAAGTCACCTCATCAAGGTTATCTCCTGAAGTTAAATATAGATTATAGTCTTTTATACCAGCATTTGCTAGATTAATCTTAGCCTTATCAAGATTTGTTTGTGCAATATCAATGCCATCAACTCTAGCAAAACGATCTTGAAATTCAATTAGATTTCTAGCTGGGCCACAACCATATTCTAGTGCAACTAAGCCTTCTGTATTAAAGTCTTTAAAGAGATATATGTCATAATCTTCCCATGCATTGTGTGCATCATAAGACCCAACAACTGGATCTCTAAACTTTAATGACCATGCTTTTGCGTATTCCTCATAGTGTGCATTTTGCATATTGAGGTAGTCAGTTTTATTTGCCATAATTCTCCAAATAATAGTTAAGATCTTCGGGCGTTCCTATGCCCCACATTTTATTAATATTTTTTATTCTAATTTTTTTATTATCTAATACTGCTTCATTAAATACTGGACACACATAAAACTCATTGTTTGTTCTAATATTTTTATCAATCATTTGTTCTGCATACTTTACATAATCAGATCCATGCTTCCAGTAATACACTCCTACAGTAGCAATATCTGAAATAGGATTTTTTTCTGCTACTTCAACAACAAAACCATCATCGCCCAATCTTGCATATGACCATTTTGGATGAGTAGACTTAAATGTCATTATTCCAGCATCTACCCCAGACGCTGTAAATGCGTACATAGCCTCATTAGCATCCCACTCCATAACTTGATCTGAATTAGCAATCATTAGAGGCTTATCATTATTTATTAGTTCTTTTGCAAGAAGTGTTGTACAGGCTGCCCCATCTGTCATACCATCTACCTGAATAATATCGCATCCTGGAGCAATGAGACTAAGTACTTGCTTTAGATTATATTTTTCATAGTGTTCTTTTTGTACCATGAAAATATAATGAGCATCAATATTAAGATTCTCAACAATAACCTGAATCATTGGCTTGCCGTGAACTTCTATAAGTGGCTTAGGAAATGTATATCCAGCCTGTGCAAATCTTGATCCAGCACCCGCCATTGGAATAATAACATTCATTTCTTTATTAATCCATGGAACGCTCTTTTGTCCCTCAAGCTCATCTATCATAGTAATAAACCTTTCATAATTAAGATCGTTGGAATCTTTTACAGGATATAGTGTAGCACCTGAAGACTTAGCGGCCTCTCTTCCTACATGAGAGTCTTCAATAATTATTGTGTCTCTTGGATGTGCATCAAGTGCTACCATGCACTTCCAATACATCTCTGGAAATGGCTTAGGATGTTTAACATCTTCATTACTAACAACATAATCAACCATGTGTAAAACTCCAATAGCATTTAATGCTATTCTTACTGTATCTCTAATGCTATTGCTTGCTACTGCTATTTTATAGCCACGACTTCTTAGATCAGACATTATAGCCATTGCAGTTTTATTATATGGAAAATCTTCAACGAGTCTTAGGGTTTCTCTTTGTTTTTCTTCCCAAATTATCTGATGTTTAGACTCTGGTAAGCCTTTCTGCTCTGTAAGCATCTGAAGTTTTTTATTTGTACTTAAACCATCATACCTAGAATGATGCTCTTCTGTAGAAATGCAATACTTTCTGTCTATTGTTTCAAGTGCGTTATTTAATGCATCAAAATGAAGTTCTCTGGAATCTATTAAGACTCCATCTAAATCAAATATAACTAGTTTATTCATCTTTGTGGCCCCGCATGTCTATGCCATTTATTGTGTCTCACAATAGCTTTACCATTACACTTCATTACATATTTATTACGAACCCGCATTGACCACTCAACATCTTCCTCTTCATTCCAAACCAGTGATTCATCTAGTGGTTCTTCTAATATTACATGACGCTTAACAATAAAAAATCCTCCAGAAATATACATATATTGTGTCTGTGACCAGTCATCATATCTTAATGACCATGCTCTTCCGTGACCAGGCTTGTCCCATAAAGACCAGTCCATGGGATTACGAGATCCAGTAATTAAGTATTGTGGGCATGAACAAATATCCCAATCTGTTCCAAAAGACTTAAAGGCTTCGTACCATCCTGGATCAAAAATATGATAGTCATGCATCAAAACGATGTTGTCGTATTTAGCTTGCTCAACAAGAATATTCTTTTTACGAGTTATCCATTTTGGTTTTACATCTTCATCAAATTGTATTTTACGAATGTCATCGCCCTCAATGCTCTTACTATCTCCACCACCAACAAACAGAATTTCATACTCTGGAATATTAAGATTACGAATAGAAGAAATTATTTCTAGAAGCCTATCCTTGTCTTCATAGATTGTTATAATGCCAAAGGTGAAGGGTATATCAGTCATTGTCTTCCTCAAATAAATCTAACATTTCATCAAAGTCTTCGTAGTCTTCCGTTGGATCAAGGTCTAATAAATCACACAAATTATTCCATGTTTCCCAAATTAACGACTCCCCCTCTGAAGTTAAAGTAGCTAACTTATAAACTACAGACTGGGCAAGTGGCATACCCAAGTCATTATAGATTACGAAGTCACCAAAAAAATCCCTGTCAATATCTCCAGCAGTAAAGTCTCTAGCAAACTCTTCAATAATTTGAGAGATAGATTCTGTGTTCATTATTTTCCTTCTTTGTGTAAGATTATATCAAAAAATAAGAAATCCGCCCAGTGTTAACCAGGCGGATTCCAAATTAATCATCCCCAGGGATTTTCTAGATCTGGTTCAATTTGCTTTTGTGTGGATGGGCCGCGAGAGATGACAGAAGCACCAACATCTGTTGCCTCAATTTCATATGCATAGCCATTTGTTCCATCCTTACGCTGAAAGGAGCGACCCTTGAGCTTTCCATAAACTACTACTCGCTGACCCTTCTTAAGGTTAGAAACTCCATCTGCAAGCTTACGCCAACAGGTAACATCAACATATGTTGTATCTCCATCCTTCCACTCTCCAGATGTGTCCTTCACCCTCTCATTGCTTGCAATACGCAAACGAGCAAGGTTGTGACCACCAGCAGTCTTAGACTCTGGATCTGCAACAAGATTTCCAACTACCGTAATCATACTCATATCTTCATTCCTTTTCCTCGTACCTTTTTCTTTGTTGGCAGATTATTGCCAGTATCGATGACAGGTTCTAGAGTAACCCTGACACCAAACTTTTCCATTATTGACTTTATCTTATTTAAATATAAAATACAATGAAG